AGAGAATTGACCCCGCATCTGAATGGCGCCTTTTGGAGCGGTTGGTATTTTTGGCTCTGAGAAAACCAGAATCCTATTTCCATTATGTGGGCCGCCTGTTGGACCGAGCGGCGCAAATTCCTGAATTGGTTCGAATTAAGCTGGCTGACCGCCTGGACAACACTCTTGACATGCATATTGTCGTAGACGACTTCCTCCAGGAAGTGGACTTCTTCCAGATAATTTTTCAGATCTTATTTCCACCATCCGGGGCCGGCTACAAACCGCCCTATGAGCATCCGATCACGCCTCCGCTCAACGGCGCGGAACGGCTGTATCAATTGTTCAAGAACGCCGTCCTGCTCTCATTAATTCGTGAAAAGCGAGCGGCTCCGGGCGACACCGCGGCATCCAAGCTTTTTGAGGCTCTTTCTCTGGCCAGCATGCAGGAATCGCAGCGAATTGCCCTGCACATCATGGCTTATCATGAAATCGACATCGAGCGGCAACGTGCGCTTTTTATGGAGGTGCTGCGTTATTCTCAAGAAGGCGGTATGACTCAAATCACATCGCCCAGCAGCAGGCATTCACTGGATGGACTGTTCATGCAGAACTTCGCCCATCCTGATTCGCACATCCGCAACAAGCATCTGGACGCCCTATATTGCGATAAAGGATTAATGCTGCAGGCGGCGATTGCTTTGGTCGTAATATTTCTGAATTTTATTCACAGCCCCGATTACTGGATCCGCGGCATTAGCGAACGTGGAGTCGCAGCCCCGGCGCTGGGAGCATCTTAATTAGGTTGGGATTGGGCTGGTGCCGAAGGAGGGGGTCGAACCCTCATGGCCGCAAGGGCCGCAGGATTTTGAGTACTAGCCTGCTTTTTTACCAATTGACGGCAGTTAGAATAAACCTGACCGTTTCAACGACTTGCCTTGATTTGCTGCTTTTTCAGGTATCAGGCTTTTTCACCCCTCATCAGCCGGATTAAGGGACAAGCAAGGGACAAAAGCGAGCCGATACGAAATTAGATCAAAAGCGGCCTTTAAACGTTATAGCCGCGTTGCAATCCATGCGAACTTCGACCAGCTTGTCCAGGGCTTTTGTTCGTGTTTGCCCGGGAGGAACCCGCTCGACGATTGTCTGATATGCCGACTCCAAAGCCAGCCGGACAGAAAGCCCGGCAATCTCCTGATCTTTGTCCCATGGATGGTATTCAAACAGATCCCGGATCTCATCCTTGACAGGCGGAGTTACCATTGTTGCGCGAGTTAGATCGACAGAGGGCCTAGCGGCGGTCGTTCCAACGCAATCTGGTCCCGACATTGACCTTCGGAGTTCTCCTATGCCGCTGAGAAATACTTTTTGACTCTCTTCTGTTTGGTTGCGAATTTTATCCTCCAATTGCTTCCTCCTTATGGATTGGAACCACTTTTGGCTCCTGATTTAAGTTCTCCCGGTAAACAGCCAGACGTTTCAGGCCGTCAACCAGGTCCGATTGAGCCACAATGGCGTATCTTTGATAGATAGATTCCGTTTTGTGGCCTACAAGCTTCATTGCAACCCCTCTAGGGACTCCGGCGCGCTCCAGATTGCGGACGGCCGTTCTCCTGAAATCATGAGGGATCTTCTTTGCGATTTTTGATTTTTCCAAAGCTGCCGACCAGGCGCCGCGAATGTCGCCTATTTTCCGGCCCTGGCGATGAAACACCCATGGAATGATTTGATTGAGTTCCCTTCGGAGCTGGTCCGTTTTTGCCTTCTGAGCCTTTAAAAGCTCCTCCAGCTCGCGGACTACTTTGAAAGGGAATGTCCGGCCTTCGTCCGTTTTGGTTGTGCCAGGCTCCAGCCTGACTTCCCCAACTGAAAAATCCACCTGCGACCACTGCAGTAAAAAGATCTCGGAGGACATCCTCCAGCCCGTTATGTAGGCGAATTTAAGCAGCGGCTGCAGATCCTCTTCGAAACACTCTAAAAAGGTTCTGAATTCGTGCTCCTCGAAAAAGCCTTTCCGAATGTTGGCTGTCTTTATGACGGGGAATTCCGGAGTTCTGACCAGAATGTTTCGCGCCAGGCGAAAGCCTCGTTTGAGAATCGAGGTTTCATATTTTACGGTAGCGCTCGCAGCGTGTTCGACCTCTTTGCGGTAATCGATATAATCCTCGATCGCCGGCGTGTCGATGTTGCTCGGCCTGACAGAGCCGAAATAACGCGACAGATGCTCGATGGCGTCCTCTGCCCGGTCGAGCGATCGCCGTTCGTTCCTTTTATAGTCGCGTACGATCATGTTCGTCAGATCCACGAATTTCATCCGCTCGGCGTCCAAAGGCAAAATCTTGCCTGCATGCGCGAGGTCCAGATGATGATTCAGAATCCGGATCGCCTCGGCTCTGTTTTCAGTCTTTGTCGGTTTCCGAATCTGCCGATGATGATAAAACTGGATCCACCAGCATTTTGACTCAATGAACTGATTCGGATCGTCGGGATTCCGGCGCTTGCGCTTATACACGCGGCCGGCGACAATCTCCTCCTTTTTTCGTTTGGCCATATGGCCTCCTTTCGGCGAGCATCATAAACCCTATTTTTGTCTGGCCTGCCAGGCCATAAGCCCTTTTTTGCTAAAAAGCAGCTTAACGCCTATGTGTTTGGTGAAAGGAAGCTTCTTGACGTGCTGATAAACCCAGGATTTGGAATGATGCAGAAGTACGGCCGCTTCGTCCGGAGTCAGGAGAATATCTTCCTCGACTTCCTCCGGATTGCGGCCTTCGGTGATAAGACGCATCGCCAGCTGAGTGCATAGTCCGGAGAGCTGCGCAATCGCGGCCGGGATTTCTTTGTAATCGAAAACGTTTGGATCGGGGACGTGTAGGTCGGTCATGCTTTTTTCCCTAGTGCTCACTAAAAGTGTGCATTGGAGTGTTTTCCGTTATGATTCCATTAGCTTTAAAATCTGCAACGATGGATTCCTCGGTTTCGCCGGCGAAAAGAAGTATCTGTAAATCATAGGGAAAATCCATTTCCCGGACGTCTATATGGATCGGCTCGCCTTTTTTGAGGCGTTGTATATTTTCCTCGCTTAATGCCAAACCAAGCGTTGGAACGCCTCGAAAAAGCCCGTTGAATTTAATCAATTGCCCTCCTTGGCCTTTGGCAAGCTTAATGTAATGATAATTTCCGGACCAAAATTCGACATGCCTAATCTTGTAACTCCGGCTATTTGCACAGCGGCCTGAGCTATGCGAGTTTTGGCCTGCTTGCGGAATTCCTCGACAGCCTTTTCGATTTCAGCCTCCATTACATCAAACAGCGCTTGCTGCAAGGCGATTTTGATTGTTCTGATGAAATCATCACTTGTAAATTGAGACATCGACATACGTTTCTCCTAAAATAAAGTGAGATTTCGCTTTTCGTTTTTTTCGAGAATTGTCGAACAGAAGGCCAGGATCCGCTCCGCACTCTTTCTGGAGCCGTCCCAGCCTTTTAAATATTCAGGGCCTGATAGGCGTTCTTTGGAATGAAAGCTCACCTGGCCCTGAGGAAGATCGATATAAAGCACATAAGGAACATCCGGTTGATTCAGATCTCGGGCCCAGCCCCAAGGGATCCGGAGTTCATGTCCATATTGCAGCAGAATGCTGTTGAGCTGGCGGATGCTGTAAGTTTTGCGATCGTATGCCATGGCTCGAAAGCTGCCTCCGCCCTGAGGACCGCCATGATAAACTTTTGCCCTGCTGCTGCATTTCTGGGCCCGGAAAAGATTTAAGGCGAGCTTGCCGACGGCGCCGATCGCCTCCAGCTTTTCATAAAGAGCTTTGGTTTTTGCTCCGTCTGAGCCTTCAAAAACTTCGTATAGGCTTGTCATGAGGGCCTCGCAAAATTTCTGGATTGCAAAATCTTTATAGCGTCCAGGTTTATGCCGAGAGCGATCATTTTGGTTTCGCATGTCGAACAAACAAAACGGCCGCGCATGAGAAAATATTCGCTCCAGGAGCATGGCCGTCCTTCGACAATGCAAGCGTCGTATTCTGTGCAGGCGCAGGCCTCGCACATCATCACATCGGAGCGGTCGAGATCCTCCGGCAGCCAGTCCGGATCCAGGCCGAAGAATTCATCGTCTGGTTCGTCGATAAGTGCCTCTAAAAGCAGCTTTGATAAAGTCATGTTTTACCGTGGGAGCGGCCCTACACCATGCAGGCGGCCGGCTTTTCACGTCCGCGTCAATCGTCGAATTAAGTTAATCCGGCCTGCCGCTCCCAAGACCTCCATATCGTTGAATTTTGTAAAATCGGAGCCAGGCCAGTGTCGCGCGGCCGGCCCTGCAGTATTCCCACAATGACGGCTTGCACTACTTCTTTCGGAACACCGGGATATAAAACATCTTGAGAGCAGCCGCTCTTATAAGGGCAAAGAAGAAGCATCTGATAACAGACTTCCCTTTCCAGAATGCGCGCCGGCTCTGAGTCGATATTGTGGGACCGAAGAAACTTCACTACATCGATCAGCTGGCCGAGTTCTTGAACGTTCACTTTTTAACCTTCTTCGTTGCACGCTTTTTCGTTTTCGTCTCAGGTTTGGGCGCTTTCGTCTCGGATTTTTTTGCTTTCGTTTCAGATTCGGCCGGTTTTGACTTTTTATTGAATTCGAAAGAAACCGCTTTTTCTACGGCTTTGACGTCTACGCCGTAGCGATCGGCGGCCGAGTGGAGACGCTTCACATCGCTGTCAAGTTGCACTGGGCGAATGAGCAGACAAAGCTCTATAATCATCTTTAAAAGTTCGTGATCGCTCAAAAGAGATAAATTCGCTATGACTGACGGTTCCCAGGCTGTTTGTCCCCAATCATTTTTCCCAGGTCCCCAATTATAACGATCGCATATAGGCTTTAAGGCTTCGTCGTTGTGCCTGGAAGCAAGGATGCCGGCGATCAATTCAAAATCACTTCTGTCAAAATCGCGCGGCACTCTCGCGATAACTTCACTGAGGACGCGATCATTTACTATTTTTGCAAGCTGCTTTTGAAGCTTTTCTTTGCGCAGTCGCTCTTTTTCTTTGGGATCGACATTGTAAGTTATTGCATTGCCGAAATGAGTTTTACATTTTGTATTCGTGCATACCTGCAGTACTTTGCCCAAATCGCGGTCGCCGGCGACGACAATGCCCTTTTTCACAAACTCGCATTTGTCTTTCTTTTTGACTTCGCGCCATTTGTCCAGCAAAAGCAAATCAGGAATCTTTTTATCTTCGTTTCCGCTGGTCCAAGACCTGGTCGCAAGGTTGAGCAGCTTCTCTTCTGATTCCTGAGCTTCCGCCTTTTTCAGCTCGATATGTTTTTGCAGCTTTGCGTGATAACAGCTGGGATCCGTGCAGGTGTCTTTCTTGGCAATATCATCGAAAAGCGCCGGAGTGAATCCGGTGCGCTTGTGACAAGTGACGCAAGGACAAGCTTTTTCTATAATGTCATCTGTTTTGGAAAATGGCGCCGCATGAAGATCTAAAAGTATTTCGCGCTGAATCCAGGATTCGATTTCCTTGACGCTGCAAAGGACAGGGACATTTTTGCCGTTGATCCATCGGATGTCAAAACACTGCTTAAGAGCTTCAATTTGATCTTTAGGCTGCAGTCTTGCAATTGCCTCCGCATGGCCGAGAGTAATCTCATCTTCCAAAAATCTATCCTGAGCCGATTGAATCATTTTAAGCAGCTGCAGCCGCTTGTAAAAAAATGTTTCCGATCGCGAAAATTTCGCGCAAAGAGCGGCCATGTCATATCCTGGCCGCTGCAGCAGCTTCTGGTATCCGGCCGCCTGCTCAAGAGGATGAACATCTTCGCGCTGGTCGTTTTCGTAAATGTTTATTTCGAGAGCTTCTTCATCTGTTACATCTCGAATGACGGCGGGAATTTTTTCCTTTTCCGCAGCCTGCGCGGCTCTGAAACGGCGGGAGCCTGCAATGATTTCATAACCCAAAACCACATCATCGCCATCATGCATCTCTCTCACTATCAAAGGGACTAAAACGCCGTTGCTTCGAACGCTCTCGACCAGTTCCAGCATTTTCTTTTCATTGTAGCGCCGGCGCGTGTTGTCTGGAGATTCGTGAAGCTGATCGAGCGGTATCATCTGCACCTGGTAGTCTGTCATGGATGCCTCCTCAACTTGTGCGCGGTGAGATCTCCCTCTGTAGCAAAATTCTTATCGCATTCATCGCATGGAAATTTTTGCTCATTGGAATGGCGCAATTTGATGTGCTCTTCTAAATGCTGCTGATCGACAAACGTTGCATGGCATGGCTCGCAAAAGAATTTTTTGTCTGGAGAACTCGTTTTGCTGGGGAATGTAATTGGAATCAGCGAATAGGTTGCCGCCTTGCCTATGCCCGTTTTTATTACTTGCTTTTTGCTGAGCAGTTCGCGCAAATGCCAATCAATTGTCCATGCCTCTAGCGCCAGAGCCAATTCCATGGCTGATTTCGTCGAGTTGGGATGCTTTTGCAAAAACTGAACGATCTTTCCTTTTGCTTCGCCTGCAGGAAGCTTCCCAGTTTTGGTCGTTTTGACGATTGCTTCCGGTTTTGTCCTCTCATTTGAGGGCTCCGGAGCCTGCGCGATCGCCGGCGGATCATTGCTAATGTTTTTCAAGGCTTCGATCGCCGCTCCGATCTTGTCGTATTCCGCCTGGAGCTGATCGATTACTAAATCCAAATTCATTGATTAATTGCCTTTCTGTATACGGAATTTGAAATCTCCTCGATTGCTTCGATACAACCGGCCAGCGTGTAGAGAATGAGCATCTGATCAACCATGATCTGGACCCGCTCGGCGGCTATTTCAATGGGAGACTTACAAGTTTTTCTTGTGAGTTCGAGGATTTCATCCTTGAACCCTTTTACAATGCTCCAGTACTTTTCGCGGAGAATAGACTGGCAGGCTGAGCGGGCCTGCAGCAGGCGGTTGATGTTTTGCAAAGCTTCATCGGCGACGGTTAGGATCATCGGTTGCGCTCCGATTCGTCGTCTGCTCTGCCGGCGGCCAGGCAAAAGCTGATGATGATCCAGCCCGTTATCATGCCGCCGAAAAATATTAAAGTAGCTGCAGGGTAAACCATTAAGGCCTCCTCTGCCGGCCGCTCCGCCCGGATGCCGTTGGGCGACGGCGATCCTCCGCAAATAAAGCGGAGCAGCCGAGATTCCTTTAAATTGGGTACAGTGAAATTGCGCGAGCGCTGCCCGGCAGCGCCAAAAACAGTTAAGCCGCCTGATGCATCATCTTTCGGATGAAAACTCTCACCTGGCGCGTGTCCAGCTTTATGATTCCTGACGCCCTTTGCTGAAGCGCCGCAAATTTCTGCCAGCCCAAACGGATTTCCTTCCATGTTGCGTAGTCCGTTTTATGACTGTCGAAATAAGCGTGGCATTGCCAGCAGAGGGCGTCGCAGTTGTCAGGGTCAAACCTCACACTCTTATTATGACGCGAGAAGTAATGCGAGCAGTGCAGCAGCTCTTTCGCCCCTTCAAAATCGCCGCCGCACCTGGCGCAGGTCCAGCCAGAACGCGATCGGATGAAGAGCGAAAATTCACGGTCAAGAGCGGCAAGATTCATAGTCCCAGCCAACTGAAAATGAAAAAAATGATTTCCAGCGCGATCCCGAATAGGACCGCTCCAAAGACAACAAAGAACGGCCAACGGATCCACCGGATTCGGCTCCATAAGGATCTGCGAGCCGGAGCGGTGACCCAGGGCAAAAATCTTTGATTTCTCATAAGGAAATTGCTTTCGGAGTATTTGGCAAAATCATGCAGCATTGCGGTCTCCGTAAATGGCTTCGTTTAGCAGGAATGTCATGGCGTGAAAGTTTTCGCGCGACTCCGCCCAGAGGATGCGGGCGGCGTAATCGCCGGCGTCTTTCACACTGAGCTTGGGATTAGCGTTCAAAATATCCAGCGCGAGAGCATAGATCTTTTGATTTTCGAAACACTGCGGGCAAGCCGGCTCAGGAATGCCCGCAGTGTTTCGGACATGTCCGCATTTGTAGTCGCAATCACAGCCCCACTCTCCGCATTCGATGCACCAGTGCTGGCTCATAAACTCCTCTTTTCTGCATCGAGGTTTGCCCAGGCCTTTCTGTAATCGTTTTGAGGCTTGCAGAATTTGCAGTCTTCCTGGATGCGATGAAAGTATCCGCAGCGATCGCATTTGATTGTGGGAGATACGCGGATCCGTCCTTTGGGGCGATATTGAAATCGTCTGCTCATGCGTTCCTCCTGGATTCCTTGCTTTGTACGGCTCCTGATTTGCGGCCGAGTTCACGGGAAAAGTCGACAAGGAATAAAGTCACGATGCGGCCGGTTTCTTCGATTGTCCGGGCAGCGATGATGTTCATTTTATGAAACCTTTGCTTTGCTATTTCCTAGACCAGCGTATACCATGCCAAATTGGCTGCGAAGCTTGTCGGCCTTGACGTTCAGCGTTTCGATCGTTTTGAGCAATTCCGGTATACTATCCGGACATATACGTATACCTTCTTGCTCCCGAAGCTTTTCAATGATCCAATTGCAAACGAGTTCAGATGAATTCGTCCCTAGAAGCCGCGCGCGATCGCGAACCCAGGCTTTTATCGAAGCTGGAACCGCGACTGGGATCCTTTCATCTTTGGATTCGTTTTCCGGATTGATGTTCATAGTTTTAAAAACCTCCTGTGGAGGCTATCCGAGTTTGATTAAGCAACGTCGTCGAGAAGAGTTTTCGCCTCTGGAACGCCAAGAACGCAGGCGATCTTTTCCAATGTTTCGATATGGGGATTCTTTATTCTCCCCTTTTCGATGTCGCAAATTGTTGCGGATCGAACATTGGCTAAAGCCGCCAGCTGTTTTTGTTTGAGGTTTTTATCTTCACGGATTTTTCTAAGCTGTTTCATACCGTATTTATATACGGTATACGGAAATAGATTGTCAAGATAATTCCGTAATTTATTTCGGTATGCAGTTAGATTATTTATAAGTCATTTAGATTCAATCAATTATGTTTGCTTTGAATTTATATAATGTCGATAATTACGCTATGTCTATCGAGTGGCACATTGGCGATATCGTAAGAAAATTGCGTGAAAACGTTCGCAAAACTCAGGCTGATTTATCTAAACTGACTAAATTGAGACCCGCTACGATTAGTTCTATTGAAAATACGGGGAAATATGATCCTGAAAGTCTGGAAAGAATCGCTCAAGCGTTAAAAACGACGGTTGATTATATCTATGAGCAAAAAAGATTAGCTAATGAAAAGCCTGTTTTGCAGCCGACGACACATGCTTTTGCTTGCCCGCATCATGGACACAAAAATTTGCATAAAATGCTTGAGGATATATTAACCAGCGAGCGGCCGGATAAGGAGATCTGGATCGCCGGCATTGCCTCGAATCTTATTTCCATGTCCGATAACGCAACTGCCTCCGGAGGAGTGAATCGGAAAGTTTACGACGTTGCTGATCTTGCTATCCGCATGAGTGACGCCGCCGCCATCGACCCTGAAGCCAAAGAGAGCTCGGTACAACGCCGGCGGAAGTAGCCAAATTAAACACAGCTTGCATCTTTTTATTTCAGGATTGTCAGTGCGGCTAACGAGAACATGCTTATGATTTTTAGAAAGCGGACAATAGGTGGCTGTAGATTTCTTATGCATGTAGCCTCCACAACTAGCCAAATCGAATTTGAGGTTTTTGAGGCAGTCGAATTTTTAGAATTTAACAAAAGAAAAAGAGTTCAATAAAAAATAGGTAAAAAATGAAGCCATTAGCTCTCTTGTTTTTTTTATTAGCTTCACCAATTTTCGCCGAAGAAAAAACTGAAATCTTCAATTCAGCTAGCAGCCAAGATGGTTCTATTGAGATCGCCGTGCCTGATGGTTGGGAAAAAATGGATCCAGACAAAGACGAAGAAGATATTGTTAGGCTGAAACATAAACTAGATGCTGCTTTTATAGTCGCAAGAGTTGATGATATGAGTGACCGAGAAGGCTGGAATTTGGAAAAATATGCCCTGGTCGCTATGGGAAAACTAGCAGAAGATCTGGGTTCACTAACAGTCATTTACCCTAAGACCATTTATGTTTCTGGCAAAAGCGCATTGCAATTCGAATTATCCGGTATTGGCAATGGAATTAGTTGCTCTTACGTAATAACCCTAATAAAGCAAGGGAATATATATTTAAAATTGATCACATGGGCAACCAAGTCCAAATTCAACAATTACAGCAACGCATTTCGTGCTGATTTTCCAAAGCTTATAAAACCATCATCGTTGGAGGAAAGAATCACCGAAGCGTTTTTATTAGGGAAAAAATTGGGTTATGACAAAAGCGAAATTGCAGATGCATTAAAAAAGTCCATTGATGATACTCTTAATTTTTTAAGAAATGAAATGAATGGAAAAAAATCGACCGATACGAAGACTGGCTCCGATAAACTATAAATAGAAAAGCCCGGACGCCTTTCGGCTCCGGGCCCTAAATGCCTTCAGATCAAAATTTCAGCTTTAGCCCGCTGGCGATCGCCGCCGTGTTAGGCGTAACCACAAACCGATCCTTTTCAAATCCCTTAATCCCGGCATGAATCCATTGAGCTGAAAAAATTTCAACCGATAAAGTGTTATTGGCTGAATATTCCAGTGCTCCGCCCAATGTAGCAGCGATCTTTTGATTCAAGGGTTCGCTCAACTGCTGGCGATTCACGCCAGCGCCTCCCAAGAATCGCACATTGAATTTTGAAGCATCGAATATCAGCGCTGCGCTGATCCTCTGACCCAAAAGGGTTTTTAGTTGCAGCGTGTAAGTAGCAATTCCCAGATAATAGTTCGCGTTTAAATCCGGAACAAGAATTTGCTGATATCCCAACGCAAATCGTTTGGTCATGCCGACAGATCCGCCAATAATGGTCGCGGCTGATGATTGAGAGGCGCCAGAAAAACCCATAGCGGAAGCATCTATTGAAAATCGACTTATGGGGGGTTGCTCTTGAGCCAGTCCCACAAAAGGACGAAAAAACAACAATGCCAGAAGAAGCATTAGAATGCGTCTCATAAGATTCTCCTTAAATTGTGAATTGTGATTTTTAAAAGAATGTCCGCCCGATCGCGGACAGAATTTGAGACAGAAGAACGAACTTTTGATACTTGCTGGAGGTTTTGGCGATTTTCTCCAAACTGGCGGCGATCGAAGGCATTTGCTGGGATGATTCTTCGATTTCGCCGGCGACTCCGTCGACGTGCTCGGAAATGGACTGCAGCTCATGCAGTGTAGCCGTCATTGCGGGATCCGACAAAATACGATGGATGTCATCCAAAGAGGCGTTCGTCCGTCCTGAGGCTTCTGAGAGCATTTTCGAAAGCTCTTTCAGAGAATCGTCCGAAGACTGGATCGCGCCGGCGAGCTCCGGAGCAATTTCGTCATTGACGGATTTGTCAACGTTGGCGATTAGCCGATTGAGGCTGGCAGTCGATTCCGACAGATTGTCCAGGTTTTGATTGATTCGCGGGATGACTGAACGATTGATCAATCTGCCGGTTGCGTTAAACATGGCCGCCGTCTGAATGGCCGCGTCAATCGCTTTAGCGTTTCGCGGATCCCGAAGATGCTTCATTTGCTCTGCCGTATAGCTCCGGACGTCCGCGATCGCGCCTCTAGCTTCCTGGACGGTTTTAGAGGCTTCTTTCACCGTCGATCGAAGATCGCAAATCAACAGACCGATTTCTGCAATAGCGAAAATAGAGACGACGAGCAGTATCCATTTAAGGGTTTTTTCCATTGGCATCTATGCCTCTCAACAGAGTGCTGATCGTCAGCATGGCGCCGGTGACCAGGCCCTTTGCAAATTCACTGTCGGATTTCATGAAAACCCCGACTGCGATCAAAAATACAAAAACAGCGATGAACTTATCCAAATGCTGATTCCAGTTCATACGTGCTCCTTTAAAGCCGCCCAGAATGCTTTTAGATCATTCCTGCAGCTGCGATAGAGTTCTTTAATTTCGGCCAGGGTGAGGCCGTATCGATTTTGAACATGTGGCAGGTCCGGAAAACGCTTCCAGTCTCCGCCCCACTCCAAGCCGGCGGCTCGCGCGATCGCGCCCAGGTCCATCCAGCCGGATCGGCCGTTCTGATTCGAGTCGAATTTCGTGTCCCAGCTCCACTGGACGCCCGGCTTCGCCGGCATGCCGTCAAGCACGTAGTCGGCCGCCAAACCGTAATTGTGCAGGGAGTCGCCGCCGCGAGCGTTCGTGACAATTGAGCCGGGTTTTGTGCGGCCCTGCGCGTACAGTTCATCCTGATCTTCAAACGTGCGCAGCGCCATATACAGATAAAACGGCAGCTTTGCTGCAGCCAGGCGCGCTTCAAAATCCCGGAGCTGCTCGGCGAACGGAGCAAATACCAAAGAAAGATCTCTCGAGATAAGCATTAGCTCTCCTCTTGCACTTTCTGGCCGTCAAGCTTGTTCCAGATTTTATCCAGATTTTTTTCAATGCGATCCAGGCGCACTTCGAGATTTTTATGGATCGTCGAACACATTTCCTTTGACGTAAACTTACTTTGCAGCATTTTTTCGAACATTCGGCCGGCTTCAAATGCGACGACCACAACAGCGGCTAAAATTGGCCAGAATTCAGCGGGAGTAAGTATCATGGGCGGCTCCTAGTTGATTTTGAATGAGATCGAATCGAGATAGAGGCCGCTGGTCGCGGCTCCAGTGACCAGCGTAACAACTCCGGTAGTTTGTACGGAAACAACGGCCAGGGCGGTGTCTCCAGGGACTACGAAAAATTTATCGGCCGGCGGTCGAAAGCCTGCGGGCAGTGTGAATATAGCGCCGGAGCCAGACTTGACAGCTCCTTTTAGCCGGACCTCGCCGTCATAATTTTTGCGATATCCAACCGTTTCCTGAAGCGCCCATGCGCCCGATAGCGTGGGGGCGGTCCAGCCGGTTTCATTCGCAGGCGCAATCGTGGCTTTGTACCATGTGCGATAGCTGGCGTTCTCGCTGTACTGGATGTCGGTCGCAAAACAGAAGCCGAATGTATAGGTTGCCCCAATCCTGCCTATAACGTTTTCCATCGTTCCGGCCATTACATTGTCGATGGCGAAGGTGTATTGCGTGCCAGTATTGTTCAGCGATATTAAATTCTTTATGGTCAGCCCGGAAACGCCCACAATATAGGGACCTTGCACCTGAAAAGAAGCATGTATGTTTTCGATTGTCAGGCCAAGCGTGTAATAACTTGTATCGAACCAATAAATCACCCAGCTAATTGCGTCCGCATCCCCCTGTTCATGCCGAATATCTACGAATTTCACGGCCAATGAATTGCCGCCAGTGGAAGCAGTGTTGTGCAAATAAAACACGCCTTTTCCAAATCCGCCAAAAATTTGGCTAAAAGTGCTGTTGTATATGCTGGCTTCATTCGCAGCTGTAATGCAGTAGTGTCCCGCGGACGTCCCGTCCGATTTGCCCGTTACCAGGTTCAAGTCGGAAAAATGAAATAAATCAGCGCTGATAATGGATGGACCGAGTCCGGTATGGGCAATAAAATTCGTATTGTTGTCTATTATTATTGGGTATTCGGCCCAAATGGCGCATTTTTTAACATAAATGAATTCCCTGCCATTTGTCTGAATGCCGATTGAGTCATTGGTGCTGGATGTCCAGTAAACATTGTCGGTTTGGATTCCCTCAATTAATATTTCGCTTCCATCGTCAATGTGAATGCCGGTCTTTTTTACGGCGTTTGAACTTGTCAGAATTAAATTTCGTATGACATCATTTTTCGCCCCAAAATAACCGGAGTTGTAAGTGCATCCCGTAAGGTCGAATAGGATTTTTGCCGATACAGGATTGAATTTAATCGTGCCTTTATTATTGCCGCTTCCTCCAATTTCGGAAAACCGCTGATTAATAGTGATTGTATCGGTGACCAAATAATACCCATCCAGCGCTACTTTCGGCCAGGCTGCATAGGCGGCTTTAATCGCGTTTGTCATATCCGTTGTGCCCGGCGTGGTATTCGAAGCCCACCATTCCGGCCGCACCGATCCAACATAATTCGTGAATGTTACAATTCCCGCGCCGGTGAAGATCTGAAATGCTTGAGCATCAATCGAGGCTGGAGCTGCAATAGTTAATGTTTTCCCCGTTCCGGGCGACAGTTGCCCACCCAGAAACACGAGCTGACATGCCGATATGGTCGTATCGGTATTTATTTTGTAAGTGCCAGGCCCTACAATCACAGATGTATGGGCGGCGCAGGCGTTTGATAGCGCCGTCGAATCGTCTGTCACTCCGTTGCCGGCGGCTCCCTGTGTTTTCAGCGTCGGAAATTCTTTCAGGATAGCGTCGGCAGTGGTAGCAATAGCTCCTGTCCCAGTCTGTTTGAAGCCGACCATTTGCGCCCCTTTGCCCGTGGTCGTGGCGGATAAATCCGTGCTCGATATGGCATCAAGAGGCGGAACGTAACTAATATTATTCGTTGTCACTGTGGTCGGTGTGGCGGCGCCGATATCGAAGGCGATGCCGGTAATGTAGAAGGCGTTCGACATTATCTTAGAGCCGCCCGCAGTGAAATATTCTGCCCAGTAATAAGTGCCGGTCGGCTCAAGAGAGTCATTGCCGACGACTGCAGCCGCGCCAGGCAGCGCTCCGGAGGTGACATTGAAAGTCACTGGAGCTGGTACGACGACGGTCCCAGCAACTTTGTCATGCGCCGGATGCGATAAAGTGAGGCGCAGCTTTCCCGTAAGAGATGTCCCGTCCGGACGCTTGATCGTTCCGGTCAAAGAAGTGGCGTGAAGAGGCAAGGCTATCGCCAGGACCAGACAAAGCAGGCCAAGAAATCGTTTCATTGTAGGAGCTCCTTTATCGTTGAGGTTGAATCGGACGGCCGTAACGCTTGGTTATGCCCGGCGGGATTGGAACGGATCGATCAGGCTTTGAGGATTGCTGCCTGGCCATGTCATATTGGAGTTTGGAAATTGGCGTTGCAGCTCTCCCCACCGCACCCATTAAAGCTGATCCCGATACGGCTGCAGTTAGTTTTTGATTCACTGGCACTTTCAAACCATTCAATAAAACTTTTACAACCTTAGGGCTGTGCAAGGCTTTTGCCAGAGCCGCGGATCCGATTGCCATAAAGGTAGCCGTCGTCGGATCTTGGAAAAAGTAAAGCATCTGGCCGCCCTGAATTGCCGTGAAACCAGAACCGCTGGTATTCGGATTTTCAGCGCGTTTTTTTGCGAAAAGAAAAAAATCATCCAAATTTTTTATATAATTGGGATCTTCAAAAATGATTTTTTTGGTTTCTGGACCAACTTTATTCCATTTGCTAAATAGGCTGTCTGCTTTATCGAAACCGCCCGCCTCTGTCGATTGAGTGATCAAGTCGTCAATAAATGCCCGACCGATTTTTGTCATTTCATTGGGAGCTTGTTTCTGCACATTTTTTAAAAGCGAAATACCCGAATCATTAGACTGGATAAGCTGCTGCACAACTTGAACAGGCTCTTTGCGTAAACCGGAAACATCTCGGATCTGCTTAAAATAGTTATCCAGTTCGCCCATCAGCGATGGATCTCTGAAAATTAATTTTTTTGTTTCTGGTCCTAGATTTTGCCATTTCGAAAATAGACTTTGAGCTTTATCGAATCCGCCTCCGGATGTCGCCTCTGCAAGCATATCCTCCATTAAAGATCGCCCGATATTAGGCATTTCGTCCGGGAAAAGCTGGCTCGTTTTTCTTAATAAGTTGATTCCAGAATCCTTGCCATAAGTCATTTGCTGCATTGTCTGAACGGGTTCTTCTCTTAAGCGCCTTTCTATTTCCGATATGCCCATTTTCTGGGCATGCTTCATTCGTCCGGCTCGCAAGTATTGAAGCGCTTTTTGCCCCTCTGTCGCCTGCGCCACAGCTTCATCAATCGCTTTTTGAAACAGCGCAGTTGAAAATTTGCCCATTCCCTGGCTGGCGTTGGCCATATCCGGGCTTCTTGCTTCACGCGCAAGAGATTTCAATCCCGACAATCCGGCCTCCGCGTCCGCCGCATCGATCCAGTCTGGGCCAGCCAATATGCTTTTCATAGCCTGATATCCCTGGGATGCATTCCGTGCGGCCGGTTGAATCCACTGAGACCAATGCTGGAAGATAGGTTCAAGCGTTTTCTTTATTGGGCTCATATCAACTGGAATCGCCACATTCCTAGGCTTTTGGGCGAAAACGGGATTCGCCGGCGTTCCGAAATTCTCCATTTCGATCAAGGACTTAGGACCCGAAGGAATAATTCCATTTTGTTCGAGTGCGGCAATTTGCTCCGGAAGTAAATTGCCGAGAGGAAGTTTATTTCCTTCCATCATCACATATTCCGGCAGTCTTTTTATTTCCGCTGGACCTATTTGCTTGATGTTTTCCGGCAAATTCGCAATTTCACGAAATTTACCGTACATCACATCGGATTCCTCTTTCAGATTATGAATCTGACGATTGAATGCATTTCTAAGCGATTCTCCAGCCTGCAAAGGCGTGTACGTGCGGCCCGGAATTTGTCCGGACAAATTATTCCCTTCTTGGATCAAAGAATCTACCAAGGCGTTACGCACTGACTCTCCAGCGCGATCCATTGTAATTTGTGCGCCTGGCCTGACTTTATTGGCCAGCTTTCTCCCCCAATTTGCTACTGCTGCAGCTTCGCCCTGCTTTACTTTATCCGCGATAAATCCACCCGGCAAAGATTTATCGGCGATCCACTGCAGAGCTCTTACAGGCGTACTTCCAGTTGCGGTCGCGGCATCAACTGGAACGCCTTCTTTCATTGCCGCATTGACGGCAGCCGCCGTTTTGGAATTGTAGTTTGTGATTTTCGGAAAAATAGGGAGCTTTTTAGGTGCTAGTTTACTGAGTTTAGGCAGTAAAAAAGAAGTAATGCCTTCCGTAATTGAACCTGCAAAGTCTCCCTTTTCGGCGCGGGTGATCAATTGATTCAAGTATGGTCCAATCATTGGAATGACGCCGCCAATCGCATGTCGAGTTGCTTCGATAGGATGCTTGTTTTTCCAGGCTTCAGAGGCATTCTCAAATTCTTGCGCCATTGGATCTATTACCAAACGTTTCGAGGCTAAAGCGGCTTCTCCGTTGGGTCCAATAAGCAACGAAGCTTCCAATTGATCTTTTGGCGGCAAAGCTGCAGCCTTGCTGATTTGCCAAGGCATGGCTGCAAAACCATATCCAGTTCGAAGAGGACCTTTTATGCCTCTCCTTATGGCGCCTTCACCTGGCTTTGAATCCAAAGCATTTCCTGTTCCGGTAATAAAATTGTCCACCGCCCTAGCAGTTTTGCCCAATATTTCATCTAGAGAACGTTTATTCGGCTGCGACTTTTGCCCAGCTGCAGCCATATCAGCCTGCAAGGATTTTTTGGGAGTAATATTTTGGTTATCAATCGCTCCATACTGTTTTGCTAGCGCTTCAATAGGATCTTCGTCTTCGATCGCTCCATATTTTCTGGCAAGTTCGTCGATTGCGTCTTTATTTGGCATTACGACCGCCTTTCAGAAGCTTTTCAGCATCAGCTTTAAACTGATCAGCTTTGAATTTCGAATCAAACGTTTTTGTAGTGCCATTAGAAAGAGTTACCGTAAATCTATTTTTATTTAAATTCGCTCCGCCGGCATTTGCCGGGGAGGTTATAGGAGCAGCTCCCTCAATTTTTCTTCCCGCCTGCTGCTGCCCGCTCATAAAAGTTTGAAGATCATTTTGGAGGGCCTGAATCAATCCGTCTATTTTCGACGCTGCGAGTTCCGGAGGATCCTGCATAGTCGGAAGTATTTTTTTATACTTCTCTTCGTCCTCTTTTCGCAGTACTCCGCCTTCAAGCGCCTTGCCGACTCGCTGCTTGACCATATCGATAGTCGCCTGCGCTTTGCGAGCATCCGACCATGGTAAATATGAAGATAGTCCAGCCACCGGGCCCATGTACGCTGAATTCTGCTCAATAACTTTTCGAAGATCCTGCAGAGATGAGATCGCAGTTTCGGTTTGCGTTTTCTGTTTGATAGCTGTATCAGTCAATTGTTTTCCAAATCCGGTAAAGCCGCGTTTTTGCAGCTCGGGAGAAATCCGCTCTTTCGTTTTGGCCGTCAGTCCGTCATAGATCAATGGATCTGAAAGTATAGAGTCGACAAGAGAATCATCGTTTGCACCAGCGCGCGCATTTGTCAGGCTCAAATATTGCTGCACTGTCCCACCCTGTTTCCTAAAATCCTCATACGGAGTGATTGAATTATCCGGCTTCTGAATCAGTTCATGAGGTATAAACGTCTTAGAAATATCATTTCCCTGAGCGTCCAATATTTGTCCCGTTTCCGGATCGAAGGCTGCCATAGCCGGCTGGCCGTTGATTGTGCCTGCTTTCAGCTGCAAGGCTCGGGCTGTAGGCTGCTTGCTCATTCCCAGGTCAATGTCATAGCGGCCCGTCTGCTCATTAAACTGGTATTTATGCAGCTTGCCGTCGGGCCCGATCAAATCCTGGACTTTGCCGGCTTGGCCAAGCTTTGCAATATCCATTCGATTCTTAAGTTCACTGGCTGATCTTTGGTTCTCCGCTTCAATGCCTGCCTTTTGCGCCTCCACCGTAAGATTTCTTTCCTGCAGGCGCTCCTGGCGATTGCGCTCCGCTTCCATCTCCTCCAGCAAATTTCTCCGCCTCGCTTGCCCCATGGCCTGTTCATTCTGCGTATTCTGCATGATAGCCTGGCCGGCTCCGGTCAATCCCGCTTCTCCGCCGGCGATCCCGGCGACCGCCATGCTCGCCGCCGGTATGATCGCATTCCAGATCCTTTCGCGATTGGACGGCTTTCGATTGTATTCGCCCTCCAGCTGCTGCAGCCTGGTCGGCTTTTCCCGTTCGCCCATGGCAAACGGTATTTCAACATCCGATGAGGTGATAGGCGTCAGGCTTTGAGGATCCCGGATAGGCTCCGGCTCACTTGCGGGAGGAGGAAATCCCTCCGGCTCCGGATTCAGATCAAAGGTTTTTCTTTTTCTCCCAAACTGATCAGGATCGTTTATGTTGAATTCCTTTTTGGGAGTCGGCTGAACGTTGCTGACAAAGCGCGAATAATCCGGCTCCTCGAGGGAGAACGGATCCTGGCCGGCCGTCGCCATTTCATGTGCCCAATCTATTTTTTTCCGGCCTGCAGGCATATCGAAACGAAAAAAACTTTCCATGGCCAATCCTCCTAAAAAGGTTTTACGAGTTTTGATCCAACGCTTGTCACTCCGCCGATAATTGACTGCCAAAGAGATTTTCTGCGCTCGGCGGCCGCCTGATCCTGATTCACGGCCGAGCCGTAATAGCTTTGCGGATCATAGGTCCGGGCGATTCCCATTTCCGCGCCGGCTAGATTGCCTTCCTCCCCGATCGCCTGCATTTCAATCGGGATCGCCTCCGTTTCGACCTGGCCGGGTATCTTGGCCAGTGCGTCCGCGCGCGCATTTTCAATGTTGGTTTCGCCCGCCTGCTCCGCCGGCTGCTCATAGCCGAATCCCGCAGTCCGGGCTCGAAGCCGGGATCCGGCGAGAGCGTCATTGAAAGATTTTGTGGTGTCGGCCGTGCGCGTGTTGACCTGGTTGCGCTTCCAGTTATCCATGCCGGAGCCGTAAAAATCCTTTATCGCGGCATCGGCGCTGCCGATCATCGATCCGGCAGTGTCGAGAGATGCGTTTCTTCGTTTCTTTTCGTCTTCCGACAAGGCCAAGGCCTGCGTCGACGATGTAGCTGATTTCGGTCTGCCCATGATTTTACCTTTCGACGGGATACCCGTACTCAGTGGACTGCACGTATTCATCGACCGCGGGAGGCGCGGCCGGCGGAGTGAACGCGGCTCCAGCCGCGAGACTTGTAGCCGAAACAGGTCCTACAATAGAGCTTTCCTTGCCGCCCCTTTTAGCCCGGACCCAGTAATAGCGCTTCAGCGCGCCGGATCCGAGTTCATCCGTCCATACGCCCGTATTGTGAAGCTCGAACTGGACGGCGGCCTGCAGTTCGGGAGTGGAAGAGCGATAAACGATATAACTCTCGGCGTCGCTGCGGGTGAACATGATAAGGACGCCCAGGGGCTTTCCCGTTGCGGTGAAATTTGTCACCGGCCGAGGAGGCGCCGAAGTTTTCTGAAGCGCCAGCAAAGCTTCGCGCATTTCGATCAGGCATTTGCGCAGCGACTTCCATTCAAGGCTGAGCGGGATTTCTCGTATGGCCGCCATTTTACCTCTGACTTGTCGGGATATAGGACATTGCGAGCTCCAGTACGTTAGCCGCGACGTCGTCCTCCGGAAATTGTATTTCGACGGAAATGCGCCGGGATTTTTGATTGACCGCGAAATAGGCTTCGGAAAGCATTTTAAAGGGAACAATCAAAGGATTCCGGAATGTGTACTGCTCATCATCAACCAGGTAAAGCTGAACGCGGAAGCCGATTCGATCCGCCAAAAGCTTGCCAAATCGAAAGAGTTTCCACCATTCCGGGGAATCGCCCGCGAAATATCCGCTTCTCCACCGAGCCGGCAGCTTGTTTTCCGTTGCGGCATAGACGAGACTGATGCCGCCGGTCGTGTCGCTCAAAATGGTTAGTTCCTGCAGCACTCCAGCCTGCAGGATCAAAAGACGGGTTTTGCCGTTTGCGTCTTCCACCAGGTCCATCGCGTCGGCTTCGATCTGCAACTGAAAGGCTCCCACATTCGCATCGGCGTCCGGATCCAGATCGACAATTAGGATGCGGTTTTTTTGCGTTTCGCCGTCGACGGCGCAAAGCAGCAGATACCATTCCCTTTCGAGATAGCAGAAAAACGCTCCGCGGCAGTCTACCTCCGTGCCTGGCGTAATGCTGCGCAGGATCGGCAAAAGTCCGCCGGCAAGCGTTCGCGGCTCTCCGGTTCCGTCAAAAATCTTGATTGTTTTATCGCTCGCAAGCCATACGAGCCCGTATGGAGTGCGAGCAATTGAATAATGTGATGCGCAGCCCGTGTTCCAGGGAAGCTTCTGCAGCTCCGCTAGATATTCCACTGGAGCATCCGTGCTTTTGTCTGTTACGGTCCCCCGAAGCATGAACATTTCATTGGATTTACTAAATGCGACGATTCCGGCTTCGATGACGCCGCCTCCGCGTATTTCGTCGGCTCCGATTGCAAGCCTTAAACGATTGTTAGGCGGAAAAGATTCCTCCGGACGCCCAAGCAATATTCGTTCATAACCCGAGTATGCAATATCCTGTTTGGATCCAACCAGGTTGAACACATATATTCTGCCGCCCCATTCGCAAACATACTTTCCGACCGGCGGCGGGGCGTTCAATGTCGGAGCAATTTTTGATTTATCCAGTTGCGCGTCAGTCAGCCCGTCGGTGATCGTCGTAACCGCTCCGGCGTCAAGCGGCCAGGAGTAATCGGCGGATCCGAGGTTAGGCAATAAATAGTAATCGTTCCCGCCATCGACTGTCGCGAAGAGGAAAATGCGATCGCACTGCAGGTCGGAGGGATTAGCCACATGCACCAGAACATCTTCTCCGCCGCCGGGAACGCCCGTAAATAGCGTCGGATCAGATACGAGTCCCACATGCCCGGATGCGCTCCCGTAAGCCGCCCGATATTTGCGGCCGCTGGAAAACGTTCTGCCCTGGCCGGTCGTATTGGCTATAGGAGGGGCAGCGCCCAAAAGCCCAGCCCATAAGCCGGGACTTTCCACCAGCGCAATCCAGGCGGCATTTACCCCGTTCGCCGAATACTGCAAGAGCTTGAATGAGCCGCTGGAAGTCATGTCGATGTAAACCTTCCAGCCAACCGCTCCCGCCGGAAAATTATTGTAATACGCCATAGGCAGGGTAATGTGCGCCGCTTCTTGATCGGTTAAAATCACGCTGGCCGGCGCACTTACAAGAGTTTCTCCGCCGTTTGCATCCACCCAAGTGTAGACGGCAGCATAGGTTCTATTAGTGAATCCTGAGCCGTAGGGACTTGCAATCATAACAAGCGAATCAACCGGATCCGCAATCAGAGCGCCAGGCGTAAATTCTGTGGTCGGCTGCTGCGGTTTATTAATTCCCCAGCTATAGAAATTTGTCCCATCCCACTTCATCATCCGGAGGCCGTTGGCAATGAAGGCTATATTGTTGGAATTGACGGCCGACATAATGTCGTCATTCAAAGCGTCGGTGTTTTGCAGCGTCGCGATATAGGTCGCAAGATCGTACGAATAAAGCTTCTCGCCAAATATTGCCAGCAGCTGCCGGACTCCAAGAGCGTTTTGAAAATTGAAGATATTGCCTGATCCCAGCAAAACCCCGTTTTCAGCCGCCAGCGCAACCGGATAGCGAAGTTTTTCCAGCCCTCCGGATCCGGACGGAATTACGTTCATCAGATCAATTGCGGTATCCGGACGGACAAGCGCGACCGTGTTCCAGCAATTCAGTCCGCGGAAGCGCTTGATCGTATCGGTTTTCAGGTTGCGCGCCATCAGGGCCTTCTATTCGGGTTCAAACTGGTTTGATTGTATGGATCGTAGGGCTCTATTCTTTCCGGACGATCTGATTTATTGAGGGCTTCAAGCAGCACGCGCTCGCGCGCTTTCTCCGCCCTTTCATTCCAACCCACCGCGGCGGCATCCTCATAAACCGATTGGCCCAAAAGACTGAGCGCCGTATAGCGGATAAACGGAATGCATCCCATCAAATCCTGAAAGGGTATCGGGGCCGTATCATCATCGCCGGCCTTAAGACGTCGCGGCTCCTGGCCGAGATATGTTTCGGAGCTCACGCCCAGAAGGCCCTGATATAAATCCTGGATAGCATCGGACACGGCATCCGCGACCATGTCGACATCCGTGCCTTCCCTGATCCACCTTCCGATAGATGCGGTCAGGCTTTCGAGAGTCTCGCTCATTTTTTGCCTTTGAGCATTTCATTCTGCTCTTTGAGAAGCTTGTTTTGTTCCAATAGCGTCGCCAGCTGCTCTTCAAGCGTCGCAACGCGATCGCCAAGATCCTGATTCGCGATCTTAAATCCGGATCCGGATAAATTGATGCCCTCGGCCGCCAGGTCGATTCCTTCCTCTTCAATAATTTTCTGAACGACGGGAGAAGGCGGGAGCGGAGGCTTGCCGACGGATATCCGGTATTCCTGCTGCGTTTTGACATACTGCATGACCAGCTCGCGGCGTCCTTTTTTTAAATTCTCCAGCGCAGCCTTTTTGGCTCCGGGCAGATCAAAACTCATTCCCTTGTCATCGACGATGATAGGAACCTCGACAAGCCCGTCCAGCTTCCGATGCTCCAGAATCGCATTGGCAAGGAAATCGCTTTTAACTTCGACCGGTTTGCCTGCCGGAAAAACAAAAGGCGGATAATCGTTAAGCTTGTCGGAAATGGTGTTTTTACCTACATGGATCAACCACATAATTACTGAATTCCTTTCTTGAATAATCGCGGCCTGATGACTTTGGCCGCCGGCAGCCCGACATATTCTCCCCGCTCCCTGGCCTGCAGGGCTCCGGAGTGCATATGCTCCAGGCTTTTTTCGGTTGCGCCGTGTGCTACCACGGTTTCTCCGGTTTGTAGCGCCTGCTCGACTTCCATGAAGTTTTGCGCGCGGGCGCGGGTGAGTGAATCGACGGCCGCTTTAAGGCGCTCGTCGCCTTGCTGTTTGATTTGGGCGCGGCGCTTGGCGGCTTTGGCGCGCTTATAGGCAAGATATTCCCGCCAATTTCGGAAACGCCAGGTGTCGGCTTCATGTAGAGCTTCGATCATGGAATTATCCAGATGCTTCGGGCCGAATTCATCTTTCCAAACGAGAATGGTCGTATAACATCGCTCGGAAGCCGTCCAACGATCGACCACATAGCAGCCTTCCCAGAAATCCCACCGGAGAGTCAGAAGCGGATCAATTTCCCTAAGACGCTTTTCAAACCCTCCAGGAGCCGCCAGGCGCCCGGACTCACACATCTGAATGCGGTCCATAATTCCTTTTCGTATTCTGGGCCACACGGGAGCGATCTGCTCCGGGTCGAGGTTTTCCGCCAAAATCATCATGCTGCGGCATTCGCTGTCAACGTACATTAAAACTCCTCAAAGGGGAGCCGTCTGGCGTTTCGGCTCCCCTCCGTTAGGGGCGGCGAAGGAGGTCAATTCCGCCCTGGTTAAACTGTTACAGGGTAATCCAGGAATGCGCTGTCTACGGACAAGCCTTTCAGACAGCCCCAAGCGGAGCGCTTGAGGATTCCGATATTGAGATAGCTGCGAAGCAGTCCAGCTACGGCATCGACGATTCCAGTGCTCGCGATGATGCGCGTCCAAACTCCGGATTCGTCATCGGCCAAGCTGAGGGGCACGGCTTCGAACTTGCTGATTGCTTCGGAAGCGCCGCAGAATATGCGATCCGGCCGCGCGTCCTTGTCCTCGATAATCGCGAGGCCCGCGTATTCGAATACGTCGAATCCCAGGTCGAGGGCTTTTTTTCCGATCGCTTTGCCGCTGTTGGTCTCGAAGCGATAATTCTGAGTCGCAAACTTGACCAGCTGGGCGATCTGAGCCGACGGGAAATAGAACAGATCCGGAGTTTCTCCGGAGTAGTTTTTTACTTTTTGCCGAAGCAGATGCATGTAGAAGCTCGACAGATCATCGCCGGATACATCCTTGACGAATGATTTCCAGGATTCCTGGCCGGAAACTGACGGATCGAGGCCCTGAAGCGCGCCGGTGTCGCTGACCAAGGAAATCAATCCTTCCATCGTGGTCGGATACTGGGCCACAGTGCAGGATTCTCCCGAGAGACATACGGCTTCAGCAGCTAAAGCCGTATCGGTCGAGTGAGTGACCAGCCGCGTAGCATAGTTGATCGCGGTAATAGTCCGGTTGGAAGTAGTGGCAGCAGCAGCGCCGCCCACCGTATAGGTGTCGATCGGCATTCCTACCCGCAGGTAGATCGCGCCCGGAAAGCCGCTTGCATTATCCGCATAAAACGTTCCCGCTCCAGGAGCTGGAGCCGCAGCGACGCTCGCCAGCTGGCCATTGCGATCCGCTCCGACCGCGATCACGTTCAAATGAGAAAGAACATCTTTCATGTCATATTTGGCCGCAAGGGCTTTGGCCTGCATGAAAGCCTTCATGTCCCCACGCGAAAGGTTTTCCGCCTGGCCCGTGATGACTTCCGGGCAATAGGCGTATTTGAGGAGCACCGTTGCTTCTTTGAGCCCCTGATTGCCATCGGTTCCGACTCCGACCGTGCTGGATTCAGGCCTGAATCCCAGTCTCCAGTTAGGCCGAAGCAATGCAAGAAATTGATAGCCGCGGGTGCCGCCGCCGATGGAGCTGATCGGGCGCCCGAGTTTGCTGCCGTCTCCCAATAAATTCATAAACATGGGCTCGCGGCTGATTTGATCTTGAATCGTCCCGTAGACGATTTTTAAATCGCTTAAAAAGGTAGTGGTGTCGACAGACATTGTTTCCTCGCGGCTAGGCGTACTTAGACAGAGGCCCCGTCTTCGGGAAAATTCCATTGCCCAGATCATTGAGATCGAGCTTGGTCTCCGGAACGGTCTTGCCATCTTTCTTTGGGTCGCCTGGCTTAGATTCGCGCTGCGATCGGGCGAGATAGTACTTGTCGAATGTTTCGCGGGCATGAGTCATATACTTCAGCACGTCGGAGGTTTTGCCTTCGTACAGCCGCTTCATGGCTTCGCCATCCCGTTTCAATAGAGCCAGGGTCGCTTCATATATCAGATCCTGCTCTTCGCCAGGCACGCTCTCGTCTTTAAACAGCGTTTTAATTCCCTCGTCGAAGGCGGTGTTAAACCTGGTCTGAGCTTCCGTGGAAGCTTTAACCTGGTCTTCTTTGCTGATCCGTTCCTCGATCGGCTTTAAGCGCTTCTCCAGAAGCTGCTCTAAAGCCTTGTTGGGATCGTTGGGAACGGCGGACGCCGCCTGCCTGAGAAAAAGCAGAGTTCCTTCGGGATCAGCGGCAAGGCCGTTTCGTATATCAGCTTCGTCGTATCCCAGTGTCTTTCCCAGCTCCAAGGCCTGCGATGTAATCTTTTGCGCGATCGATACATGGCTTGAGATTTCATCTACCTTGCCAAGCTTGGAATAGGGCTCATGCTCTTTTTTCAGGTTTTCATAAGCTTCGCGGAGCGACTTGATTCCGGCGCTGTCCGCTGCAGAGGGTAGCGATCCCCCGTCGCTGCTGTTTCCCGCTGGCGGGGCGGGCGTAGGTGTCGCCGAAGGTCCGGACGGAGCTGGCGAAGCTCCCGCGCCCGAAGGCTCGCTGACAGCCGATGCGGCCGGATTTGCTGGCATTCCCATGAAACACACTCCTATAAACGCGAACGCCCCGGATCTCTCCGAGGCGTTTCGCGCAGTTAAATTAAGCTCCAGCCTTTAGAACCAGGCCGAAACATCCAGTTCGAACGAAATTGGACCGGCTGTAGTGCCTCCGGTCGCAAGAGAATAACTCAGCCCTTCCCCCAGGTTTCCATGGCGGATCAATCCGGCTCCCAGAGTGCGGATGCCCTGATTGGCTCCCGCCGTTACTACAGCCATCGTCGCCGTTGTTACGGCGGCGACTCCAGGCCCTGCGGTTGTGACATTCTGGGGATAAGGCCCCATATCCTTTACATCCGCGGTGTAAATCGCGGCGGCCGCGGCGGCAATCTGAGGGAAATGCACCAGATCCCATCGCGCGTAATTTCCGCTAGCGAGAAGCTTCCAGGCGGTGAGGTAAAAATCATAGGTCTCGTCTGTGTTCGTGCGATCAGCGGAAACAATCCGCAGTATAGCCAACAACTTCTTGATCGCATTTCCGCCGAAAGACTTTGATACGACATTGTCCATTACGCCGCCGTTGGCCTGGCATTGCGCCGCAGTGAGAGTAATGGTTTGTTGCAGCGTTAATCTCATCATTCCCATAGCAATTTCTCCTTAAGCTTCCAGGCTATCAAGCCAGGAAAGCCGGAAGCCCATCGCCGCAGTCTGAGCGACATTGCCGCAAACTACTAAAGCAGCTCCGGGAGGCACGAAAAAATCACCTCGGAATTGATGACACAGTTCGAACAATGGAACTGTAGTGGACGCCGCCGCCAGTGCGTCCGGCAGCGAAAAGAGCGGATAGAAGGCCGCGGCCGCGAGCGCGACGATCGTGCTCGTAGTGGCGCATTTTCCATTCGCGGGATTGACAGACTGAAGATCGGACATGCGCAACACGCTCGCCAGCTCCGTGAAAGCGGAAATCGCCGCGCCCGTCGCAGGATTATACAAGGGTCCGGGAATCAGACCCAATCCAATGCTTCCCGCAACCGCCGGCGTCCCGATCCAGCTCAGAGCGCATTCCACTAGCTCCAAAGATCGTTTCGCGTTTTTATTCCATATTACCAACGCCGGATTCACATTGTCATACTTCAAAATGGTTATCCCGGCCGCTCCGGAGTTGTAGCACAACAGGTTGCTACGTCTGTTCTGCTCTGCATAAGCTCCGTGCAGCTGAGAAACCATCATGTCGCCGTCTCGCCCGGCCCGACGCTGATCTGGTCCGGGGCCATCCGGCCAATACGGCGGCCCTACAAATATTTGAGGCATAAATTCTCCTGTTGATTAAACCGCGTTATTTGCTTCCCTGGCTCGGCGCTATAGGAAGATTCGCGCCCTGCGGAGCTGCTCCAGGCGAAGTTTGTTCAACGTGCTGCTGAACAACTGATTCAGGGCTGAGAGATATCCCAGCCTGAGCCGCCATCTGCATTTTCCCCTCAGGCGGCAAATCCTTGTATGAAATCGATTCGCTTGGACCTTTGCCTTTGTCTCCCTTGGCTTCCGGAGGAGGAATCGATTTGATATAGGCGTATAAAGCATCCTGGGCCTGAGGCGGCCAGGCGTCGAAATCGATGCTCTTGGCGGCTTCGAGCGCGATCCCGCGGTGAGTTTCAGGATCGTCGATATCCGGCCGGAATGGATTGCATTGCCCGGTAGTTCTGATATTCCGGATATTGATGCGAGCCCGGCGCGCATCATCGGAGAAGGTTTTCAGCATCCCGGTTTCGCCGAATAACTCAAATATCTTTTGCTTGACGTTCGGATCGCTCAAATCCAGCGCGCCTTTGTCATACAGCAGCATCATTTCCTGCCGGCGCTCGTCGCGCGTCCGGGGAAGGCCTGTCATGGTCGCGGTAAAATTTAGACACTTATCAAGATCCGCTTTAAGGAAGTCGGAAATCTGCGTCATTTTGTCCGATCCCACAATTTCCGCTATTTCGACTACGCTCCAGTTTTTCTGGATGCACTTAATCGCCTTCCGGACCGTCTCTTTCCACAGCGCGTTCCAGTTCTGAGTCGGCTTGGCATACTGCAGCTCCGCCTGTCCGCGCAACAATGCAAGGCCGCTCGCGGCAGTAACCGATCCCGGCTGCTCGCCGTGAAAGACGCTTACATCATGAGAGACTGTCTGAAATTGATCCTTGATGCGGCCGCGCTGCAAATAAATGCCTTCGTCCATGGATCCGTGCTGCAGGCGGAATATCGATTCACGCAAAGGTACGCTGCTGACAGGCTGCCCATAAATAATTTTATCCGCGCGGCCGGTCGGCTTGGTCACCGCGACTCGCTTATCGATCACAAGGGTATCGGCTGCGCTTACCTTTGCATGCAGTTCGATTGCGCTGTTGAGCTCATTGTCAGACTTCTGCAGATCGCACAGATCGAAAGCGGGAGTCCGTGGAAAGAAAATCTTCGACATCTGCTGATAGCATCCCATTGTAATCGGATGCTCGGCTTCCGGAAATTCTTCCGCCCAGGTTTTATAGTGTATGCACTTGCCGTTGACGCAAACCGCGTAGAAGCCCTCAGGATAATCTTTCAGCCTGTTGGGCTCGGCGTAGGCCTGAATAACAAGCGCGCCGTCTTTCGCTTGATTGGAATTTTGAGTGTATCCAACATAGTAGTAATTGAGCGAGTACTCCATCATCAGGTTGAATGAATCGGGATATTCCGAGTCTGCCGTGGCTTCGTAGTTCCACCGATACCAAATATCATCCAAAGAAAGTCGGGTCGCATAAATCAAATACGGCGTCCCAGCCATGTTCTTTGCCCCAGGCCGGGGAAATATTTCCAAGGGATCGGCGATTTCGATGACGATGCGCTTTTTTACCACATCCTCCATCACCGTTTCGCCTTGCTCGTCTTTTGCTTCCGCAAGCTGCCCGGTGGGCGAGCTGGTCACGGGTTTACCGCATTGAGGGCAATTGGCGACAGGCTCCGCCGAAGTCTGATATAAATCACAATCCACGCACTGGAACCCGTGCAGATTCTGCATGTCTTTTTTGGGACGCTTACCTTCGGCGACGCTTTGAACGTGCACATCCGTGAAACAACACCCGGACAATACAAAATCAATTGCAGCCTGGCCGGCCCTGTCTTCCTTGCTTTTGTAATCAGCGCGAAGGGCATTGTCTTTTATGACATAGCTGCACAGCTCATTCGCTATCTCTGCAATACCCATTGCCCGCGCATCGTCTTTCGGCTGCGGCTCGGCTTCAATCTCAGGCACGGTATTGAAATTCGCAAGCATGCCGTCGACCGCCGGCGTGAACTGATTGAATCGCGGCTGCGGAACCCATTCATCTTTGGGAGTCGCCGGAATCCAGTATTTGGTCTGGCGGTCCACATCGATGTAAGATTCTCCAACAGCAAATAACCTGCAGCGCCAGGTGTTTTGATGGAAAACGACATAAGCGTTTTTAAGCGCTTTCCATTTTTCCATCGTCCATTCTTCGACTTTTTTCGTCATGTCCCCGCGCGCAGCTTCGCCGCCGCTCTGGGATTTTCCCAAGCCGATCAGATCCAGAATGCTTTTCATTTAGTATTGCCTTATGGGCTTTTGATCTTCAGAGGGTTTTACTTCAACGGAATCAAACCAGCCCTCTCCAGGTTCCATTTTGGGAGGCTGAAATATAAGCGGCGATCCGCTCTTTTGCGCAACCGCTTCCATGAGCACTCGATTGTCGCTGCGCAGCTCGTTAATTTCCCGGCTCATGGCTGCAAAACGCGCCTGGTGGATTCTCATGACCAGCCAGAACATGGCGCCGAATCCAAAGAGAACCAGGGCGATAATCGAGAAAACATTCCAGAACGTCATTATTTCGTTACCTTGCCGACATGCGCGATCATTTCTTCATGGGTGGAAAAAACGTTGCGCTTAGGCTCCTGGTATTCGCTCGGCGAAAATCCGTCTTTGGATTTCGTTTTCTTTGGTTTTATATGATGAGTAACGGTAAAACCGCCATTATCCGCCGGCTCTATTTCCAGCCTGGCTAAATCGCCGGAAGAAAGATCCTTCTTTTCCTCTTCAGGTTTGTGATTCTCGTCCATGACGGATTTGACGACATCCTCTTTACTGCTTTTTTCCAGATGGTTCCACATCAGCGAACCTCCAATTGATAAAAAACTTCCTCGGGGTGCTGCGGATCCGCGCCATTCTCTTGCATGTATTTCCGGAATGCTTCATTTGATCTGTCAGTAACAAACATGCATTCTTTGATGTTCATTCCCCGGCCTGTCCCTCGAGCATAATCGACAACCTTTTCGACGATACGCCGCGCCAAGGGGTTTCCTTTTTCCACCGAAAGCTGATCCGCATATCCGATAAGACGCCATGATAGTAGTCCGATGATTCGATTCGCCGATCGCGCTTGATCTTCGACGACTACGACAAAATCCCGATTGAGGTCGATTGCATGATGCTCCAGATTGGAAATATCGTCCGTCTTTGGATTGTATGCTCTGACAATCACTTTTTCACCTTGCTGCGAAAGTCGATCGGCAACGGTCCCGTCGCAGGGATTATCCTGCTTTCCTTCTGAATAATTTTCTCCGTCGGCAGCCAGGCGATTTGAGGATTAACGATACTTGGCGCATAAACAATCCCACAGCCCGGGCACTCTCTCTCTTCAGCGCCGTAAGTGGGAACCAAAAGAACCTGAGAAATAAGCTGATTAGAATCTGCCAGAAGCGCAGGCTCATGGACGTTGAACTCACATTGGCATTTCGGACATTTCAGCTGAATTATTTTTTCGCTCATTAAATCACTCCATCATACGGGCTATAAATGCGTATTGTGACTTCAGCCGCCCCCTGACCGGTTCCGCTTGCTTCCCATCGACACAACCAGTCGCCATTCATGCTGCTCATATCGATGTCCGCATAGTATTCGCCCAGAGACGATCGCACGATTGTTGCTCCGGATAAATATGTGTAGGTTGTCTCCCCGCGTTGCGGATCCTTGATCAAAAGAGATAAGCCTGTCGGATCAACGAAAGCTTTTGTAACCGGATCAGTCAGGGTTATTTTCAGCCTAGGCTTAGAACCTCTCAGCATTTTTATGATCATATGACCGCCGCGGCGATATGGACCGATTCGCAAACTTCAAATTTGATATTCGTTGAGCTTTCGACGTTACCAAAAACCTCAGTGGAATTGCCTACTCTAAAACTTGAAATCCGCGCGATTTGCGATGCCGTAGATTTACTCTTAAAACCATAAATCCCGGCAACGGTCGGACGCTCTTCTTCGTCTATCGATCCAGACGGCACAACGATCTCGATAACGGATCCGCGCTTTTTCTTCGAGTCGATTGCCATTAGTGCATTTCGCCTTTCGTGAATGTCGTTCCATCATCTGAAACGTTTGCCGTTCCGATGACCGTCCCTGCGTCATTCGATATTGTCTGCGTTCCTGCGTTGGAATCGACTTTTTCCTCATTCCTGAGTTTTTGATAAATCAGCTGAATTTGTGTACGCAAGGCAGCCGCTGCAGCTGGGATCGCCGCCAGCTCTGTCCCGGAGTCCATATTTAAGGCGGCGTCGATTTGAGCCTTTACTTGCGCTGTCGAAAGATTATTTAGGGCGGCTATGGCAGCTTCCAGCAAGCTTTCATCGGCCGGATCCGAAGGAAGATTTGTCGTTTTCGTGCTGATGCCAGATAGCTGAGTATCTATATTGGCCGCGGCAAGTCCAACCGCGCCTCGGACTCCAGCCGCGTCCAAGGCAGCCCCTGTCCCGCGCGAAGTGATTGCCGCGTCCAGGTATCCCAGTCCTCCGGTATTAGCATTCACAACCGTATAAGGATTTGGCTCAACATCGTCGCAGGTTGCGCATGTGCCGCGCACGATTAAGGGCCCCAAGGTGTCTGTATCGCCTGTCCCAAGATCCACGTAATACCAACCGTTTGCAATCTCAGTGGCGTTTGTTGCCCCGGCCGCTGGATTGCCAAAAGCGCCGCCATTTTTTGATATCACTATCGCGATCGTTTTGGCCGTCGCTGCGCTGACATGATCGCTGGACAGATACGCCTTTAAAGGCACTCTGACTGCAATCGATTGCGGGATCCTTTCGCCCGCGAACACGGGGAGGCAAAAGAAAATGAGAGCAAGTATTAGAAAATATTTTTTCATTCTTACATTCCCGTCCTGATGCGGCTCAAAGCTGCGCCGCCGCCTGCAACAACATCATCTAGAATCAGCCCGCCAAAAAACACGCGAGTCGTATTACTGTCATCCCACACCACTGGATTAGCGGTCAGATCAGCAGTTGTGCAGCTGCGGAAATTAGGGACCAGGGCGGCAGATAAACAAGAAAGATAGATGCTGCGCCAATAATTGCTCGAATTTGACCCTGGCGACGAAAGTACAATCCTATACGTGCCAGCTGGCAAGATTACAGGCGCAAAACGCCATACCACTTGTCTGCCTGTAGCTTCGACAATGTCCTTATCGATGGCCAAGGAACTGCCAGAAACAACATTGCCGACCGAATCATAAATAGCTGCAATGAAATCACCAGGCGGCGCACCACTGTATACGATCTGCGCCCAGATACCTGCAATTTTTATCGAGCTTGATGTGGTGAACAGAGCAGATGTGGCATTGGTCCCGTAAATGTTGGTCATGCCAGAAGTATAAGCGCTGATGAACCCAAGATCGTCTTCCGCGTCATCTTCGAAAATTATACTCGCCACAGGATTTGTAGATGTTGTCAGGGTCCATGTCGCTCCCGCATCTGCTGTCGTCATTACGCGCACTGGATGATTGGCGAGAACCGATGTGTAACCACTCAAAAGAGTTTGAGTGGTGCCACCAACAGTGGTAATTACCGTCACTGCGTACCATGCGCCAGCCGTCAATCCCGTTGCAGGTAGAGTTGCGAAAGTGACAGTTTGAACGCCCGCCGTGGGCGTAATGTCGATTGTCGCATTGGCATCATAAGCCGTGCCTGTCGGCTTGCCCGTTGCTAAATCAATCGGCTGTATTTGGATTCGCACTGTTCCTGGAGCGCTTATCGTAGACCAATAAAGTCGAACGCTTTTGACATCTCTCGTATCGGGCGCACAAAATCGCGCGGCCCAGCCAGCATTCAGAGATGCCAGAGCAGCAGTGCCATAGGATGCAGAGTATATTCCGTATGCTGTTACGATATCGATCCCGGCAATTTTGGTGCCTTTGAAGGGCCCAGGATTTGCGCAAAATCCTATTGATGCGAGTAGAAAAAAGAAAATTATTAGTGCACGTTTCATTAAAACCAGCTCCCCTCTCCGCTGTCCTCGCGGCCCCAGTTTTCGAAGAATCTATCCATGCTTTTGACTGCGATCTGATCGTGCGTCGGGAGTTTCTGAATATCCATTCGTTTGAGCTCTGCGGCCGCCGGCCGGCTCATCAGGATATAGCGCAGATTGTCGATCCAGTGATCAGCCCCTTTGTAAACGATTGTTCCGTTTGGCTTGACTTCAGTTTTCAGCCCGACCATTTCCTTCCAGCCGGCCGGGTTGCGCGACTTGCTAATCCATAGCCGCGGGGATCCCAGTTTCTGCGTAAACGGATTTATATGCAGCGGATTGAAATGCAAGTACTGCTTTATTAGATCAATCCCGACCCGGATTTCGCTCCGGATTGCTGACTGCAAGTTGATGCCCTCGCGATCGTAGGCGTCCTGGACGGAAATCATTTCTTCGCGATTTTGAAGGGTTTTATTTTCCGTGCTTGGATCGACCAGGCGGTAATCAATGGATCCGTATCTGGAATCAAGCAGCTTAATCATCTTGGCATACTCGGAGATGAGCTTGTCTTTCTCGTAAATGGATTCAAGCCCAAAACAATTTTCCGAACTGTCGATGCCCGTCATGACATAAGCCATAATGCCTGTAGAGGCGTAATCCAAACTTGAAATGTGCCGCATCTGCCAATGAAACTTGGTCCAGAGCTCCCCGTTTTTTGGATCTATATATCGATCCAAATCATGCACTTCTTCGCTGAGCTCGGTAAATACCATCCCTTCGTGGATGTCCCAGGATCCATCCAAATAACGGCGGACCCAATCCGGATCCATTGATTTCCTGAGTTCATCTTCCCAGCCTGGCGGCAATCCCGGATTATCTCGAGGAAGAAACTGAATGAAAGCAGCTTTTGCCGGATCTGTCGGATCGATAACGTAATCCTGGCTTGAAGCATCGACGAAACGATCCTTTACCCAGCCCGGCTCCGGATTGCTGGTCAGCATAGCCATGTATGGCGGCCGGCGGCCGTCAGGAAGTCTCCAGCAAAGCTGAGCTAATAGCTGCCGATAGGCGTCAAAAGAGCATTCAGACGCTTCGTCTAGCCATAGCCATCCAAGCTCGATGGACTTTTGTTTATCCTTGGCCTTTTTGGACAACGTTGAATCTTCACCGATGCCGCGGTAAATAATTTCGCTCGGCCGCTTCGGATCGCGCGTCCGGAGGATAAGACGATGTTCCGTTTTATTGTGATCGAGGATCAACTCCGGAGGACACATCTGGAAGAAGGAAACCATCGTGGAGTCGCGCAAATCAGTAAAGGCCTGCCGGCCGATCAGCCCACGATTACCAGGAAACAAAACTGAAAGAAGTATCGCTTTCGCCGATCCGACAATACCCTTCCCGCCGCGTTTGGCGCCGCCTCCTAATTGCTCTTTAGCGGAGCAATTTATAAACTGCAGCTGTTTGGCGCTGGGCCCGACAATGCCGTCATTGCGCGCCGGCCAGCGTAAATCTACAGCCTGCAGCATCGCGGATGCGGTCGCCATTAAAACAATCCCCAAAATAACATTGCGCAGTCTCATTTTTGAGCCATGTCCGCCCAGGGCGGAGCAGGAAGGTTTGCAAACTGGATGACAATCATTCGGCCGTCGTCTTTCAAATCGCCTTTGTCTTGCCATTGGCCGAGTTCTTTTGCGGCCTGCTCTTCATGCTCTCGCATTTCTTTTAGTAAGCCGGTGTCCACTTCGTATTCGTCGACCATGGTCGCGAATTCTCCTGAGCCTATGGATTTGACCTTATGACACAGAAGCCCGGTTTCTCCCCCAGGAACGCCTTGGAATTGTTTATCCGCAGCTCTTTCGGTTATCACCCGCTGCATTCGCTGCCATCGGTCGTTATAAGACATGACGCGATTTTCCAAAATCGCAATTCCCTTATTTCTGATCTCAAGGCGCAGTTCTGCGGCGAGATCGTCAACGCGTTTTTTGAATTCTTCGGTGTTTCTCCAGTTGCGCAGAGCAACCGTGCTGCATTTGACTTTCGCGCAGATCTCTTTGTATGACAGCAGCGATTCGGCTAGCAGCTCGGCTGCATATTCCCGTTTTCTATTCCACTTCCAAACTTCTACGGCTTCCACGATCAGTTACCTAAATAAATCGGATGCTCTACTGCATATTTCAAAGCATTCGAGAAATGTCCCCATATCCACTTTTCACGCGCTTGCTTTTTGTTTAGTCTCCCATTTCTTTTTCCTCCCTGAAGAGCATATGAAGGATTGCTCACATCCTGCAAATATACTTCCCGCACTTCCGGATCCATTGCTGCGATCTCGGGCCTCAATTGTTCACCGCCTGGCGAGTTCTGACGTCGCGGATCAAACATTCCGCTTCGTCGACAATCCGCGCTTTGCAATCGTCACAGTTACAGGTGACAACATTGGGCCCACTGCAGTTTTCTCCAATCTCATAAAACAAATAGGTTCCGCGCTCGGATTCGACGAAAATCAAGTACTGCGCCGGATCCATCCCTTTCAGCCCGGATGCTTGATCACGATGCAGATAGCCTCTTATATCAAGATCGCGCAGCGCAGACTGCGAAATCAAAATCACTTCACCGAAGGGATTTATGATCGGGTGTCCCAACCCGTCTGGAATACAAAGCTCTGCCATGTTCGTCCGGTTTGTTTTATGAGCGATTGTCCGGTTAGCTTCTTCGAATTGGTGTTATTCAGTTGGCAAAATGCACCTGATGCAGATTGTTTGTCAATAAGTCGACGAAAATAGGTGATCAACGCGTTACAACGCGTTATAGGACTAGGTCCAGGACCATAGTCAATTTTGCGGGTTTCCAGTTTTTAGAAAGCGCGAATATTCATCCTTCGGAATCATCCATGTGCCACGAATTTTCACTCCCTGTATGAATCCCTCGCGCATCCAGCGCCGAATGGTTTGCACATTGCGGTTTAATTCGTTTGCGAGTTCGATCGGCAAGTAATACCGCTTTTCGTGGAATTCCATTAGCTCGCTCCTTTACGCGGCCGGCGCGCTTCCCAGCGTTTTTTCGCTTCTTCCTCCAGGCGCAAAACTTCTGCTCTCTGCTCGTCTGTCAGAGGCTGGAAAGCCTCTGTGCTTTCTCCGACTCGCATATCCGCCGGCGGCGATCCGCTCTTTTTTGTTTTTAATCCGTCGACAAGGAAAGCATTTATTTCCATGCAAAAGAAATGCAGAGCTCTGCCCTGCTTTAGGTGATATGGATCGTCGCTTGCGAAGAATCGATCTGTCGCTTGTTTCAGTGACTGTATATCCAAATCCTGATGCTCACGCAAAAGCGCTCGCAACCCGTTGAAATCAGCTCCGCTCGGCAGAAATTTCCTTTTCCGATTTTTCTGATATTGCTCGAAGAAATAATCGCGCAAAGGAATAAACCGCGGATCGGCGCGATTAGCGCCGGCCGCTTGCTTTTTATTATGCTTCTGCTTCTTAGCTTCTGCTTCTATAGGGGTCACGCAAGCGTCACTTTTTGCGTCACTGCTCGGTGTTCGCTGCTCGGTGCTTCCTGATTGGTGATTCGCTTCTTTGCTCTTACTTCTGTATTTGCTTTGTCTTGCGGCGTGTTGCTGCCTCTCTTTTGTCTCTCGGTAAATGCGTCTACATTTAATTGCTATCAGAGCGTCACTATTTTGCGACAGAGCGTCACGCGTGACATTTTCAATGTTAGAGTCGCATGTATTGGATACGATTAGTTCAGACAAAACAGAGGCAGTTTGATTGACGCTCGATCGGATGACACGAGACCACTGCTCCAAGGTAAGCGAGCGCTCGCCGCCTTTATTGTAAAGGTCTCCTATAATCCACATCCAAGCGCCGCGGGCCGCTAAAGATAGAGCTCCGCAGTCTCGGTCGAGGTCTTCAAACCAAAGCTTCATCCAAGGAAGTTTTGACATTCACTCCCGCACAACAGATTAAACGAGCATTCTCCATCGCGCCGGCTCATTGAAAGTGGCTGCGCGGGTCTGCTCGATAATTTTCTTTTGCTGCAAGGTTTTTAGACTATCTCGAATGGATTCAATATCTCTCTTAGTTCGCTCCGAAAACTCTTTTTGTGAGATCGCTACCTCTTTGGATTTGGCTTTGGTTGATTCGCCGAGTATTGCCGCTACACAGCTCCATTCCGTCCCGCCAAGGTGCGAACGCATCAGAACGTCAATCGTTTTCATAGGAATATATACACAGTCATCAGCCATGCATTACCTCCAAATGTTTTGACGATTTTCTTCCTGATTGCTTTTGTCTTCAAGCTGCAGATTTGCCATTCGAGAAAAATCAATTCCGGATCCACTACGTTAAATCTATTTCTTGCACTCGCCGGCTGCTGCTAATTGTTCGATTTTTCTTCCGTGCTTATCGCACTCATACAAAACCTTGCCTGCCCTGAATGCAATCTTGTGCGGATATTGAGGATTCGGCCAGGCGTATAGATCTTTCTTTTCAATCTCGATGGCGATATAACGATCGCCGAGGTTATTGCGAAACTCATCGCAGAAATACGGCCGCGAGCAGGCGTGAAACTTTCCTCCTCCGCATTCCTTTGTCGTCGGCTCCCAAGCCAAATGTTCTAATTGAAGTCCGATTGGCCAGCGAGCTTCCCATCGCTCGCCTTCCTGAGTTTTGTAATCGGAAGAAACGCGCTTGAATAAAATTACTTTGTCCGCCGGCTCGATCCCTTCATCTTCCAACCAGCCGTCAGTGCCTTCTTTTCTCTCCGGTGTAATGATTGTTGCAGTTTTTGATTTGAGAATTGCTTTAGCAGTTTTAAGAAACAGAAAAGCCACTGCAAAGCCCCAAAGCGTTATGGCAGCGGCTTCCGACTGGATCCGGATGCAGGCCTGTCCCCAGGCTACTACGGAGCTGTTCTCCCTGGCTACTACGGAGCTGTTCTCCCTGGCTTCTACGGAGCTGTTCCCCCAGGCTACTACGGAGCTGTTCCCCCTGGCTTTGCGAACTATGATCCTATTC